GTTTCAAGCCCCTCTCGCCCTTGGCTGAAACTGACAACCCCAGACGAGGACTTAAATGAGTACAAAAGCGTCAAAGAGTGGTTGGACCGTGCCCAGAAAAAGCTTTATCAAGTTTTTTCTATGTCTAACTATTACCACACAAAGCAAACCTCTTTTCGTGATATGGGGGATTTTGGTCAAGGCCCTGTAATCATCGACGAAGATTTTAACGATATGATCAATTTGTATCTAGCTTCGCCGGGCGAATATATGCTTAGTGTCGACAACAAAGGCGTTGTAGATACACTTTACCGCGACATGAAGAAGACCACGCTCCAAATAATTCGTCGCTGGGGGCATAACTCGCCATCTGAAGTTATCAGCGCGTATGACAGAGGTGACAATTCCACCCTTTGGGATATTGTTCACGCGGTCGAGCCTAACAGGGCATTTGTCAAGGGCGCGTCCGGGCCGCTGGGGATGGAGATGTCTTCTGTCTACCTTGTGCGCGATGCCGCAAGTGGGCGAAATGGAGACAACGCAATACTGGAGGTTAAGGGGTACAACGAGAACCCCATATCAGCGCCACGCTGGGATGTACAGTCCAATGATGTTTATGGTGATGGCCCCGGTTCACTAGCCTTGCCTGCCGTCAAGTCATTGCAGGTTCTGGAGAAGCGTAAGGGCCAGATGGTCGACAAGATGGCTGTACCTCCAATGCAAGGGCCTGCCGAGATGGAAACGTCCGGGCGTCAAGTCAATCACACGCCGGGCGGCATGACGTTCTACGGTGCAAACTCCCAGTCGGGCGAGCCTGTCCGGCCATTGTATCAGGTCGACCCGCGCGGGTTGCAGGCGGTTCATTCTGAAGAAGACAAGATTGACCGTCGTATCAAGCACGCATATTTCAATGATTTGTTTTTGCAGCTCAGCCAGTCAGACCGACGTGAGATCACAGCGCGAGAGATTGAAGAGCGCCACGAAGAGAAGCTTATCCAACTTGGCCCCGTGCTTGAACGCACGCACTACGAAGGGCTGAACCGGGAAGTCAAACGGACGTTCGGTGTAATGACCCGCCATGAGGTTTTGCCGCCTCCGCCTGAAGAACTGGATGGCGTGCAGTTGAAGGTTGAATATACGTCTATCCTTGCCGTAGCTCAGCGCGCGGTTGGGGTTTCGACGCTTGAGCGGTTCAGCGGGTTTATGGGTAACTTGGCCGGGGGTAACCCAGAAATTCTCGACAAGTGGGATATGGACCAGACAGTTGATGAATACGCTGACAATATTGGCGTTGCCGCATCTGTTGTGCGTAGCGATGATGAAGTTGGGAAGTTGCGTGAAGAGCGCAAGAAAATGCAGCAAGCCCAGCAAAATATGGAGATGGTCCAGCAAGGCGCTGATACTGCGCGTGTATTGTCTGAAGCTGACACTGGACGCCGATCAAATCTTCTGGCAGATATCATAGGCGGCAATGGGAACTTAGCGTAATGACTGACAATGAGCGTGACGAAACCAAGACAGAAGAGACTACTGAAGAGCGCTTGGCGCGCGAAGAGATTGAAGCCAAGCGCAAACGTGTGTCCGAAAGCTGGGATAAGGTGATGAACACACCGGAAGGCCGGGCTGTTGTCTTCGACATTTTAGCAGTGAACCTGCACGCATTCCACGGGACTTACCACTTCCACGACACGCCAGAACAGACCACGGCAAAGGCGGCTGTTCAAACCAAGGGCGCGGAATTACTAGCCTTTGTATCAACCAACTGGGCGAACCTCGCTCGACTGATGAATAAGGAAAATATGCTATGACAATCGACGGCAAAACAATCGGTCAATATCTCGCAATGATGCAACAGCCACTAATGGCTCCAGACGGGTCAGAAAGCGGCAGCGCTCCTGATGCTGGCAGCGACACGCCCACGCCTGAAGCTGGTGAAGGCGGTGATGCTGGCGACCCTGTTGAAGAAGGGAGCCAAGAAAGCGGTCAAGACCAAGAAACTACTACTGAATATGTGGATGATCCTGCATTAACAGAGGCTGAGAACGAAGCGGCGCGCGCTAAATTCAAGGCTGAAGCTGGCGATGGTGATAAACCTAAAGACGATGGCGACGAAGAAGAGCCATCCGAGTTGGTCGGCGCTCCTGAGGGGGAATACGAAGAGTTCGAAGTGCCTGAGGGTTTCGAGCTTGCTGGCGATATCAAAACCGAGTTTGATGAAGTAAGCCGCGAGTTGAACCTTAGTGACGCTGGCCGGAAAAGGCTCGTTGAAGTACAGGCTAAGCTTTATAACAAGCAAGCTGAAGCCCACGCTGACCGTGTGGCCGAATGGGGCGAAAGCGCCAAATCAGACAAGGTCGTAGGCGGCGCTGAATTTGACGCGAACGTTGGCGTTGCGCGCGCTAATATCAAGAATTGTGGCGATGCTGAGTTGAAAGAATTGCTTGAGACCACAGGCATTGGCAACCACCCTGCATTCATCCGGTACGCATACCGCAACGGCAAGGCGTCAGGGGAGGCCGGGGTTGAGCCGGGCGGCGCTCATACTGAAGAAGATGCGGCAACGATTTTGTACGGCAGCTCGTCGTAGGAAATCAGTTTGCAACCAGTGAGCTTTTTGTGTAAGGGTTAAACCATTCCGGGCCTGCCAGATCGGGATGGTAAACTAAACTAAAATCCGAAAAGGAGCAGGCTGTCATGGCTACGCTTGGACAAACCTACCTAACTCTGGCAGACGCGATGAAGCGTACAGAAGATGGCAAGAGCATCGCTCAGGTCATCGAAATTCTGAGCCAGAACAACCCGATGCTTGATGATATGATTGCTGTAAAATGTAATCAGGGAACTAAGCACCGCCACACAGTTCGCAGTGATTTGCCTTCTGTCACTTGGGGCGGCCTTTATCAAGGTATCCCGCAATCTAAGAGCCGCACCGCTCAAGTCGATGACACCACTGGCTTCGCTGAAGCTCTGTCATCAATTGACAAGCGTCTTCTCGACATCGCGCCGGGCAATGAAGCACAGCTCCGTATGTCTGAAGCTGTGCCGTTCTACGAAGCGTTCAACCAAGAAATGGCTTCCGGCCTTTTCTACCACGACACAACAACTTCTCCTGAGAAGTTCAAAGGTCTGGCTGCACGTTATAATACCCTCTCAAACTCAAACGTGATTGACGGTGGCGGCGCTGGCGCTGATAACACCTCAATTTGGTTTGTGACTTGGGGTGAAAACTACACCTCAACAATCTATCCTGATGGCACCACAGCCGGGATCAAGCGCGAAGACAAAGGCGAGCAACGTATCCTTGATGGTTCGGGCAACCCTTACTACGCGAAAGAAGAGCTGTTCCAGTGGCACCTTGGCGTTGCTGTTAAAGACTGGCGCTTCAACGTACGTATTGCCAACATTGACATCTCAGAAGTCATCGCTGGCAACGTTGATCTCTATGCTCTTATGCGCAAGGCCTATTGGAAACTTCCAAATGCTGTGGCTGATCGTGAAGGCAAAGGCGCTGTTGGTCCTAAGAAAATGGCCATCTACTGCAACCGTGATATCATGGAAGCTCTGGATGCCCAAAACACTAACGCGGGTGGCTCCGACAACTTTACCCGCCTATCCATGGGTCAAGTTGAAGGTAAGGAAGTTGAAACTTACCGGAAAATCCCTGTCCGCAACACTGACGCACTTCTCAACACTGAAGCGCTGGTTGCTTAATCTGGACTGGCGGACAATAGTCCGCCATCCTCTCTCTAACTAGGAAAGTTGATACCATGATTTTGGATCACCAAGCTATCTTTTCAGACGAGCAAGCGATCACTGCGACGGCTGCGTCTACAAACACTCTAGACTTTGGTCTGGCTGGCACACCATACGGCGCGAGCCAACTGTCAGTTGACCAAGGTAAAGGGCATAAAATCCCATTGCTTGTGCAAGTCACTGAAGACTTTGACAGCGCCGCTAATGACGGCACGCTGACGATCGCTCTTGAGCTGGACAGCACAACAACATTCACGCCCGACAGCTCTATCGATCTTGGCACATTCGCTGAGGCTGATCTTGTTGCTGGCTGGCAGCTCCCGTTTGACGCAATCCCCAAGGGCGTCAACTTGCAGTACGCTCGCCTCAAGTACACAGTAGCAGGCACTGGTGACTTCACCGCAGGTAAGCTTACCGCTGGCGTTGTCTCTAGCGTCCAAAGCAATTAAGGCCCCCAAGTCACGCAAGCCTTAATAACGCCCAGCGCAGCCGCCGCATGATTGCGCTGGGCAACCAACACCAACCACACGGGAATTAGACAAATGACTAACGAAGAATTTGAGGGCAAGATCAAAACAGGTCTGTCCAAACTGGACCACGAAAATGACGCGCACTGGACCAAGGCAGGCAAGCCTGACATTGCGGCAGTTTGTGAAGCTTCTGGTCTTGATGAATTGAAGCGCGCTGACATTGAGAAAGTCGCTCCTGGTTATGAGCGCCGAGAAGTCATCCCGCAAGATGAAGTCAGCAACGAAACTGGCGAGTTCGAGCGCGAAACAATCGAAAGCACATCGAACCGCGCGCGACTTGAGAAGCAAAACGACGGCAAGACAGGGCGCAAAATGTCCGTCTTTAAAGAGCTGCCCAAAAAGACCCGCGTGCGCGCCACTGAGCGCGGCTATTATGGCGGCGAAGTAAAGGAGCCGGGCGACGTGTTCTCGGTCACTGGCCGTCCCGGATCGTGGATGGAGCCTGCATAATAACAATGGCGGCCTTCCGGGGCCGCCAATCTCATTCGCGAGGGTAAAATGGAACTCACAGACATCAAACGCACAGAGGCTGACAAAAAGGCCGAGGCCAAAAAATACGAGACACTGTCTACTGAAGAGGATTACCCTTGGGGCCTGTCCGTCTCTCTTGATGACGCGACAATCAAAAAGCTAAAGCTTGGCGATCTGGACGCTGAAGAGGAGGTTATGCTCGTTGGGTCAGGCTTCGTGTCTGAAGACAGCTCCAACCTTGTGAATGGAAAGAAAACCCGCAACATTCGCATTCAATTGCAGAAAATCGCAGTCACGCAAACCGCGCCAAGCGACCCTGCTGCTGAGCTTTATGGTGATAAGAAATGATCGGCGATAAGGTCCAGATATGCAACATGGCGCTTGCCAATTTGGGCCAGCGCGCCATTCAGTCGCTTGATCAGCCAAACCCTAGCTCTGTTGCCTGCAAGCAACGGTACGACGAAGCACGGGTAGAGGCTCTCAGCACTCAGTTGTGGGCGTTCGCTAAGAAGTGGAAAACTGGGGTTCAGGTCAATGCTGACCCTATGCCGGGCTGGACATATGTCCACAAGTACCCAACTGAGGCGTTGCGCATATTCTCGATCTGGCAAGAAGACCCGGCTGCACCTAAGATACCATTTGAGGTCAGCTCTGCCATGACAGGTGGCGGGAAATGGGTTCATTCAAATCAGGAAAGTCCTGTGTTTATTTATACGACTGACATTGAAGACGTGACGTTGTTTGATGCCGCGTTCTCCTCTGCCCTGTCGTGGCTCTTGGCGGCAAAAATTGCGATGCCAATAACCAAGTCGAGAAAAGCTCAAGACGACGCTTACTCCAAGTGGAGCGCCTCATACGCAAACGCGGCAGGCCGCACTAAAAACGAGCAGGCCGTCGACAGAGACCAGCTCTCCTCTTACCATTCAGTGAGGTAATCGTGGTTGACGCACGGCTTTCGCAAAATTCCTTCACCGCTGGGGAGTTGTCCCCAGAAATGTACGCACGCGAAGATTTGGCCAGACGCCAACTCGGCGCGAAGCTTGTGGAGAATTTCTACATTCGACCCCATGGCGGCGTCTCAAACCGTGCAGGCCTTCGTATGGTGGCCGAAGTCAAGGACAGCACTAAATTCACGCGCATCATGAGCTTCGAAGCTGCCGCTGATGACGCCTATTTGCTTGAAGTTGGCGATCAGTACATCCGGCCTTTCTTCCGTGGCGCGCCTATTCTTAGTGGTGGCAGCCCATATGAGATTGCCACGCCATATACTGAAGCTGGGCTGGCTCTGGTGTACATGGAGCAATCAAACGACGTGGCCACGGTCGTTCACCCTGACTACACTATCAGGGAACTGAGCAGATACTCAGACACCAACTGGACACTCACTGCTGTGACGTTCCAGCCGTCTGTTTCTGCGCCTACTGGCGTGGCTGCGACTGAAACAGAAGGATACACAGGATATGGCTCAGATAAATTGCCTCAACCTCACACCTACGTCGTCGCGGCAATCGGGGCTAACGGGGAAGAAAGTCTCCCGTCCTCAGAAGCAACAAGCGGCAACGTCGTCCTCGGATACGATCAAAACTTCGTCGACGTCACATGGACGGCAGTCTCCGGTGCGACGGAATACATTATCTACAAGGAAGTCAACGGGATCTTCGGGTTCATAGGAACAACGGTAGATTTGACGTTCCGGGATACCAACATCAACCCAGACTTCTCTGACGGGCCTCAGCAGGGTTCTAACCCATTTAACGCCACTGGAGATTACCCTGCTCTTGTCACATTCTCTCAACAACGCCGAGTGTTTGCTGGAACTGATAACAATCCGCAAACGACATGGATGTCCCAGTCAGGCAACTTCAAAAATATGGGCGTTTCTCGCCCGGCGAAAGACGATGATGCTGTCGAGTTCACGCTGGCGGCGCGCAAAAAGCAAGACATTTTCCATATGGTCCCTCTTGAGAAGGGGATGATCACATTCACTCGATCTGGCGAGTGGCGCGTTACTGGACGAGAAGGTGACGTAATCACGCCAAACTCAATCTTGCCTGCCCCTCAGTCTTATTATGGGTGTTCTGCATCGCTCAAGCCTTTGGTGGTCGGGGAGAATATTCTGTTCGTCACTCGCGGGGAAAACCGCGTGCGCGACATGGAGTACAGCGTGGACGTGGACAAGTACATCGCTGAAGACAGGACCATTCTGTCAGAGCACTTGTTCAAGGGGCGCACCATTGTTGCTTGGGACTACTCAGCAGAACCTGACGGCGTGATCTGGTGTGTTATGTCGGACGGCAAGGCGCTAAGCCTGACATATATGAAAGAGCATGATGTCTGGGGCTGGGGCCGTCACTCTACGCAGGGCAAGTTTCTGGATGTGCAGGTTGTTCCTGAAACGACGCGCGACACGCCTTATTTCTTGGTCCAGCGCTTCATTAATGGGGCGTGGGCGCAGTATATCGAATATCTTGAAGACCGTTCCTTCGTGGACATTCAGGACGCCTTTTTTGTCGATAGTGGATTGTCCCTCGACGATCCTATCTTGATTAGCGCGATCAGCGCCGGGGCAACAACCACATGCACATCGACGGCTCACGGCCTGAGCGACGGTGATGTTGTGGAGCTGTCAGGCGCTGACTTTTACAATGAGAAGGCTGAGGTTGTCGGCAGTATATCCGGTCGGTACAAGGTGGCTAGCGCTACTGCTAACACCTTTGAAATTACAGGCGAATTAGACGATGCCGCTGTGGACACTAGCGAATTTGCGAGTGGCGTTTATCTGGATACTGTGGTTTTCCGTGAGGCTTTTGATGCAGTTTCCGGTCTTGACCATTTAGAAGGGATGGAGGTTGTTTGTCTTTGTGATGGGTCGGTGGTTAGCGACAAGACAGTCGCGTCCGGCGCTCTGTCGTTTGACCGCTCATTCGCTCGCATTCATGTGGGCCTATCTTACTCGGCCAAGCTGCAAACTTTGGACCTTGGCAATCCTCAAAATGACGATACTGGCGTCCAAAAGTCCATCTCTCAAATTCATCTGAGGGTTAAAGAAACCCGTGGCCTTGCGGTCGGCATGACGTTTGATACTGCCGTCGAGACAGAGCCAAGGTCGTTTGAAGATTATGGCGAGCCTGCATCTTTGAAGGAAGGTGTTATATCGGTCCCGCCATGGAGTGACTGGGGTGAAGAGCATAACATTTGCGCATTGCAACAATATCCTCTACCTGTCACAGTATTAGGCGTGACAGCAGAGGTGGATTATGGCGGCTCGTAAGGTAGAAGTTCGGCGGTACATTGATGGCGACGGTGACTACGTGGCCAAAAACATGCGCGAAGCCGATAAAGAAGAAATCATGTATTTGACGTTAATGCGCCCGGCTCCGGCTATCAGGATGACGGTATCCCACGCGGTTGGGTTATGGACCGGGCTTGTCGACGGTGAGATTGCTTGCATATTCGGCATTAACCGAAAAACCTTAACGTCAGATATAGGCGTGCCTTGGCTTTTGGGTACGCCATTGATGAATGAGGTCCCATTTGCATTTCTTCGTGGAAGCCTTGGATATTACAAGCGCATGGAAAAAGCTTTCCCTCAAATGGAAAACTATGTCATGGCAGATCACAAGCACGCAGTAAGCTGGCTTTCTTGGCTGGGGTTTGATATGGGTGAACCTATGCCAATTGGCGTTGGTGGGCGTGAATACATTCGCTTTACGAAAGGGTTCTAAAATGTGCATAGCTGGGGCAGGTATTGGCGGCATCTTGTCAGCGATGGGTTCTGTCGTTGGCGCAATGGGACAAATGGCTCAGGCGAACGCTCAAGCGAAGGCTGCTGAGTACAAAGCGAAGCAAGACAGAATGCTCGCTGAAGATAGTATTAAGCGCGGCGCTCAGGCCGAAGAAAGCCACAGACAGCGAACAAAGGCTCTTATTGGAAGGCAAAAGGCAGTCCAAGCTGCGGGTAACCTAGATTTAAGCTCCGGGTCACCGCTGACAGTAATGGCGGACACGGCCATGCTTGGGGAGTTTGACGCCCAAAAAATACGGGATAATGCTCAGCGAGAAAAACAGCACCATAACACGCAAGCTGAGCTTGGGTTTATGGAAGCTGATAACGCTCGGTCGGCGGGGGCTTGGGGCGCGTTCAGCACAATTTTAGGCGGCGTTGGCTCGGTCGCGCAGAAATGGTACGGGTAAGGACTTTTATTTATGGCTACTCCAGTTCCTACATACGATCCGGGCGGCTCTCAGGAAACAAAGGCTTACAAGCCAAATCAGGTCAACGCTGACATGTTTGGCGCAAGCGTGGGCCGGGCCATGCAGCAAGCTGGCAAGGCTATCAGTGGTCTCGGCGGGACCTTTTCTGCCATAGCGGCTGAGGAAAAATCAAAGGATGACACAGCGCGCGTAATGGAAGCGTATACTGACGGGTCGACCAAGCTCCGTCAGAAGATGTTTGACCCCGATGAAGGCATTTATACCCGCACAGGCGTCAACGCTTCTGGGGTGTCCCAGCTAACGACAGAGACAGCAGAAAGCATCTACAATGAGATAGAGGCGACGCTGGAAAATGACGATCAAAAGGAGGCGTTCCGCAAGATGTGGGGGCGTCGGTCGGAAAGCGAGATAACCAGCGCCACCAAGCATGAGTTTAGCCAAATGCAGACTGCGCGGACAAACGCTAAAGTCAGCGCCTTGGCAAATCTTGAAGCGGACGTTGTTGCTAACTTCAACAACCCTGAGGCTCTGGCGGCTAGTTTTGACGCCGCGAGGGCAATGATCCGGGCGAACCCGGACGGGTTGCCCCAAGAAACGGTCACCCAGCTTGAGCGTGAAAGTATTTCGAAGCTTCATTTGCAGGTATTGCAGCGGAAGTCTCAAGAAAGCCCTGCTTTGGCTCTGGAGTATTACAAAGAGAACAAGGCGCAATTTAATGGCGGCGATCACGCTGTCGCCAATAAGTTTGTCGATGCAGTACAGCGGGTCGAGGAAGCTAAGAATTACGCGACCGAGATATTCGGAAATGGCAATGCTTCGCCAATCCTGTCGTCCATGCAGTCAGTTGAAAGCTCAAACGATCCTTCGGCAAAATCGCCTAAAGGCGCGCTTGGACTTATGCAGGTTATGCCTGACACCGCGCGGGAAGTCGCGACGGCGCTAGGGATGCACGAAGTCGCTGGAATGGACGACAAAGACCTGCACTTGTTCTTCCAGTCTGAAGACGGGCAGAAGGTGAACAAGCGCTTAGGCGCGACTTACCTTTCGTGGCAGTTGGAAAAGTATGACGGCGATCTTGAGGCCGCGCTCGTCGCTTACAACGCTGGTCCGGGCAATGCCGATAAGTGGCTCAATGCCGACCGGGATTATTCAGTCCTCCCAAAGCCTGAAGAAACCAAGCCTTACGTCGAAAAAGTGTTCAAAGGCGCGTTTGGCGCTAACGGCACTGAGGGCGGTATAGAGGGTGCAAGCGAGCGCAATCAAAAAGCACTGCGCGCCTCACAGGGCAATATGTACAAAGGCGACGCTGCTGGCTATCTAATGAGCGTCCTGCACGATGGCAAGCCTGACAGTTATATCCGAGACCTTAATCCAGTCATGCAAGACCGCATGGCTGCCTTGTTTAATGCCGCGCCTGACTACGTGAAAGCTGGCCTTGGGATTTTGTCTGGCGCTAGGTCTGTCGAGAAACAAACTGAGCTTTGGGAGGCGGCGCTCAAAAAGTACGGGTCGCCTGAAGCTGCACGCAAGTGGGTGGCACCTCCGGGCAAATCCAACCATAACCATGGCGACGCGGTTGATTTGGGATGGAACGGCGGCGGGTTTAGCAGTGCGCCTAAGGAAGTCCGGGGTTGGGTTCACGCAAACGCTGAAATGTACGGACTGAATTTCCCTCTTGGCCATGAGCCGTGGCACATTGAGACAGTAGAGGCTCGTGGCGGCAAGGTTCAAGTTGGTTTTTCTGACCACAGCTCGCACGGCGATGGCGCGCGCCAAGTTGGCTTCTCCAGCGCTGCGCCTGACGCTCTGACTGTCGCTCTATCTCCTGATGCCGGTTCCGCGTCTGATGTATATACACAGTTCACATCGCCTTACACTGTTTCTGGTCCGGGCGATCTCGACCAGATGCTTCTTGACGCTGAAGAGCAATTCTGGGACAGACCCGCACTCCTAAGCGAAGTCAAGCGCCAGATCACGAATGAATGGACGCGCAAAAATGCAGCACTTGAGGGGGAGGTTAAAGAGCTGAAGCTGGATGTGTTTCGCGGCATTATGCAGGGGCAGAAAGTCTCTGATTTTTCTCCGGCGATGCTGGAGAAGATCGGCGCTGAGGGCGTTTCTAGCCTACTCACTCTTGAGAATAAATTCCAGGGTGGATCAGATGACGTTACCGATGATGAAACCTACTACGAATTGACCCGGATGGACCCTAAGGACTTCGCTGAAGTTGACCTTATTGATTTTGCGGGTGGACTGTCTAGCGCTGACTTCAAAAAGATGGCAGACCGTCAGGCGAGCTTATTGCAGTCAAGCGGCGATGCTCAGGTAACCGGGATGCGGACGCGGACGCAGATCGTCAACAGCACTATTGATGTTCTTGGCTTGAAGCCTTCGAAAAACAAAGGCGATGCTGAAAAAGCCTCAGCCCTAAACCGTATGCTTGATGATCAAATCAGAGCATATGTCGCCGCCAATGGAGAAGACCCCGGCGCTCCGGAAATTCAGAAGATGATAGACAATCTTTTGATTAAAGGCAGTGTGGAAGGTGGTGGGTGGTTCGGGTCGAACAGCGGTGAGAAGATGGTCTTCGAATTGACGCCTGAGGAAAGGTCGAAATTCGTGCTGGCTGACAGTTACGAAGACATCCCTTTGGAGAGGATGGGGGCTGTAGCTAAATCCTTTAGCCAAATGTGGGGGCGCAACCCAAACGAAAACGAAGCCGTTGACCTTTACAACGATTTGGCTAGAGTTGGTCTCGGCGCTGCGCCTGAGCCTCCAGAGCCATTGAAAACCCAAATAAATCAGGTTCTTTACAAAAAGACTGGCACGCGCCCTACACTTGAGGAGCTGTCGAACTTCTACAAACGGATGCTCGAAAAGTCCATTGGGAGATAATATGCCTACCTCAGATATTCTTAACGACGTTCTGAACGATATGGACGCTGGGAAATTTGACCCAGCCAGTCAAACCGAGACCGTAAACCCTATCTTCGATAGTGTCGCAGACGATGTTTCAAGTGAGGTTTCACTTGAGCGCCACACCGCTATTCTGAAGGCTAAAGACGCGGACCCTAAGAAATACCAAGAATATCAAGGCCTATCTGAGAAGTTTGATTTACCAACCGATCTCGTCCAGCGGAATTATTCAGACCTGAAAGAACAGGAAAAAACGTACGACATCCAGAAATTATTGGATGAAAATGGCGAGATAGCGAACTGGTATTCTCAGGGCGATAACGCTGCGGCCATTGAGGTTGATGAACTGCGAGAACTAAGCGGCTTGTCTTGGCTTGGCGCTTCGGCTTGGGAGGCTGGGATGTCCGGCAAGCGCACGCTGGACCTTGGCAATCTACGATTTAAACAGCTTATGGGGATTGCGTCAGACGAGGACGTTCTTGAAGCTGAGAACTTGTCCATGTCTGGGTCTCACGGCAGAACCTACGGCGCTGACGGTTGGTTGGAGCAGGGCTGGGTTGCTGCGGCAGAGCAAGTGCCTATGATGTTCAATAGTTTTGTGGGGAGCCTAGAAGGCGGCGGTGCAGGCGCTCTTAGTGGGGCGGCTCTTGCCTTGTTGGTTGGGCAGGCTGGTCCACAAGCTGCCGCGCCAGAGGAGGTTTTAACCATACCCGGCGCGGCAGCAACTGGTTATAGAATTGGCTCTGTGGCTGGCCAGTGGCAGTCGGCATTTCGCGTGGAGGCAGGGCTGGCATATGACGAATTTCGGTCCATCAAAGATGAAAATGGCCAAGTCCTTGACGATGATATCGCTAGGGTCGCGGCCATCATCGCAGGCGCTACGTCAGGCGCTCTTGAGACACTAGGTTTCCGTGAGGTATCTAAAGTCATTCCCGGCGCTGATCGTGCATTGGGCATGGTCGGGAAAGATGGGGTCAAGGCCGCATTGGCGAGGCCTACCGTTCGCGCTGCGTTCAAAGACTTCGCGAAGAATATTTTCAGCGCTGGGGTTACCGAAGTCAGCACGGAAGTCTTGCAGGAAGCTATCGTCATGTTCTCCGGCGAGGTCGCAAAGGCGACTGAGAACGCGAACGGCGGCGAGTTCGCCATGTCCAGTCCTGAAGACTGGGAAAAGCGCCTGACAGACATCATGGAGCAGACAGCCAAGGCCATGACTATCATGGGGCCTGTCACAAGCTCTACCCGGCTTGGCGCTGACATTCGCAGCGCTAGAAAGGCAAAATCTGAGCGAGCAATTATTGAGGCCCTCAATGACCACTCAGAGGGCAGCCAGCTCAAGCAACGTCTTCCTGATAAGGCTCGCGAGGCTGTCGAGGCGATTACCGCCAATGGCCCTGTAAACCACGTCTATATCAATTCAGGCGCTGTCCGTGAGTTCTTCCAAGACGATACGGAAGTAGCCAGATTTGCGAGGGAGGCTGGTATCGCGTCTGAGATGCTTGAAGCGTTACAGACAGGCCGGGATATCGAAGTGCCTGTCAGCTCGTATTACAGCAGTATCGCAGGCACCGAGATAGGTCGGGCGCTTATGGGTCAAACCCGCCTAACTCAAGACGCAATGACGTCTGAAGACGCAGAGGCGTTCAACGATGCATGGGCCACGGCTCAAGAGGAGTTGATGTCCACATATGACGCTCAAGTTGCTGACCGGAACGCGGCGCTAGAAGGCGACGAAGCGGTTTTCTCGGACGTCAAAAACAGAGCCATGGACGCAGGCATTGTCCCAGATCAGGCTGAACAGTATGGCAAGCTGTACTCAACGTTCTTCCGTGTCATGAGTGAGCGGACAGGGGTTGACGCTGGGTCTCTATATAATCGCTATGGCTTTGAAATTCGTCGGGTCTTGCCTGAAGAGCTTCAATATAAAGAAAAGGACAACCTAAATTTCGACTTGTCTGCCATAAGGTCCGGCAAAATTCCTGAGCTTCAATCTCGCATTCAAAAGGCTCAAGGGCCAAGTGTTCTTGAGGCTATCCGACAAGCTGGCGGCGTGCGCGATCCGGGCGGTGAGCTTCGCGCTATGGGCGTGCCTAATAGCCTGATTGTTCCAGAGAAGAGCTTTATAGGCAGCCTTATTGGTGGGGACAGCTCACACAAATGGAAACACCCAGTGGAGCTGGTTAGCAGTCTATGGCAGGATGGCTATTTTTCAGAATTTGGAGAAAACAGACCAGATCA